CTTGTACACTACTTTGGAATACTCGGGATAGAACCTGAACAGATTTTCAGTGTACACGGCGGGACTGTTATCTCTCATGTTGGCGGGCGTTGTGGCGAGGATGATATTTCTGGGCGATTTCCAGAAAGCGAGCACAATACCAAGACTGGTGGCCGTTTTTCCAGACCCCACGCTGTGGTAGCACAGCATGCCTCTAATACCGCCAATCTCCTTGGGAGATCTGCTCGCAAGGATCCTGGCATACTCGAATACTGCAAGTTGATGCGCTTGGATTTTTGGGTTGTCAAAGTCGCAGAACTCGTTCGCTCCCGCAGTTCCCTTGTACTTGCTCTTGAGTTGTTTTATGGGTTCCAATCTCTTTTCCATGCCGGTGATGAAACAGTTGTTTGGCGCGCGCGGGTTGAACTGTTCGGCCACGCACAGAGGAGGCACGGGTGGTTTAAATGCGGCAATGGCACGTTGCTGATCGGGAGACCGCGCGCGAATAAATCTCGGATCCGTGACAAACTGACCGGTGACGTTCGTAGGAGAATATTTGGGAACGTATTGACCCGTCTGTTTACCGGGCATTTTGTAGCTCACAGTGGAGACGCCATCCTTGACGTCTATGACCGTTCCGGGCACGCGAACCGAGGTCTCGCTCATCTTCTTGAGCGACGTCTTCCCTTTGTCGACAAACAGTTCTATGCGTTTGCCGAGGGGAAGACTCCCTTTCACGACGACCGTCTTTATTGTCGTCTTTGGGATTTCTACAGTTCCGGGTTTCACAATGCGACCCTGTACGCTGTGAATAGTTTTCTCCTCGACCGGCTGGCCGCTGATTGGGTCCAGATACACAGTGATGAGATCGCCAACTTTACGGTTAGATTTTGTGGCAAACCGTTCTACTTCATCGGCAACAAAGTTTGCATTAAGCAAAGCAAACAGAGGAACCCCGCCTTCCACGCTCATAGGCGTCGCACCTTTTAATCTAGCGCTGAATGATCCGGACGGTCTTGTATATGCGACGGTAGCCTTCTCTGTAGATGCCTGTATGATCTTTCCCTCTGTAGATACTTTTGTGAGGGGAGTCCCCTGGTATTTCCAGGGACGCACGCCGACTATCTGTTTGGCACGATCGTCGAAGTACACGTGGACAATCTCTCCTTGCCCATATTTATGGTCTGGTGGTTGTGGGATCTCCGTCTTGTCAGTGGATTTAGCAGGTGTCATAGTGGTTGGGGAAGACTTCCGAAACTTCCGACGCGGTGGCAGAGGCAACAGCCCTCCCTTCTTTCGTTTGTATATTGGACTCGTCTTTCGTGATGAAGAACTCATTTACATATGTATATATAAAAAATACTATTATTGCGTAAAATCAAACAAAATGTAATATGAGACAACCTAAATGATCGGTCACGTCGCAGAATCTCCAGGTCCTCTGAGCGCTCACTTCCCTAAAGAGGTCAAAGTACACTTTGATTCGCTCACGCTCGACGACATCGAGGAGGATGTGGAAAAAGCCGAACCTGAAAAGGATGATGTTGTAGAGGTCGCGGAAACGCCAGATGACATAGAGGATACGGAGAACGTCGAGAAGGATGATGTTTCGGAAGATTTCCAGAGCGATGTCGAGAATGAAGAACCGGCAGAAGATGACGCCCCTAGTGATGCGGTTGCAGAAGACTATACCCACGATATAGAACCATCGCTCGAGGTCCACACATCCAAATCTTCCGTGTCGGAGGGAGAAGAAGTACTCTACTATGAGGATGCACCCACAAAAGTAGACTCGTTCTCTGAGATGCGGAAAGTCCACGGTGTGTATGTTGTTCCTTTCTCTTCTCCCATTATCGTCCAGACTCCTGTGGTCATTCTCAAGGAACCTCTGTCGAGATCTGGTATCCTGAAGGTTCCTGGCAAGTTTGCAAAATTCATCAAGAAGATCGAGGAAAGTATACTCAATGCCACAAAGTCGCACAAAAATGAGTGGTTTAAGGAGGAACTCGACAACAATACCATCGAGGAGGGGTTCAAGTCATTCCTGGATGGTACCAATCTGAAAGTGAAGGTCGACGAAGATCTTGCCTCGTTTGACGAGCACGAGAATCTGATAGATAACGACTTTGATGCCCCCAGAGGCCTCCGTTGCATCCTTGAAGCCTCCGAAATCTCTTTTGGACGGTCGGAATTCGGAGTGGTTTTCTCGATGACACAGGCCCAAATCGTAAAACCTCCGAAATGCAAGATTTCCAAACCAAGGAAAACTGCTGAAACTCCCTATTTTGAGTAAATTATTTTATCACTATTTGTAACTCAATCAAGACTGAGGAATCTTCTTGGTTTGTGTGAGATCGTGCGTAAAATACCGAGTAATTCTCAAAAAAAAATAATATATTTGTATCATATAAAGAACACGCGATGGATTCTAAGCTTATCATCACGATTTTGGTGGCAGTGGTCATCGTATTTGTGTTGTACAAAATCTGGGAAAACTTCTCTGGCAAGAAGTTTGTGATTCCTAATCCCTACAAGAAGGTAGAGAAGTACATGAACAGCGCTGACGGTGCCGAGTACGACATGGAGGACGATGACATCTACTACCCAGAAACCGATATGGAGGATGATGACATTGTGAACCTCGATGGTGATGACATGTACGACGGCGAGGATGATGACATCTACGTCGACGAGGGTGATGACATGGCAGATGCCGAGGAAGCCGATATCGTGAATCTCGAGGGATCTGACATGTACGACGGCGAGACCTCCGTGCCCAAGGTCATGCAGCCCATGATGCCCATGCTTACCCCCTCTTCCCAGCTCCTGCCCAAGCCTTCCCCCGACGCTGCAGACTTTGACATGTGGGCGCCCAAGAACCTGCAAGCTCAGAACTTCCTGACCGCAACCGCTTGGATTGGGGTCAATACTCAGGGTTCGTCTCTGAAGAACGCGAACTACGATCTCCGCGCGGATCCCATCATTCCCAAGAAGGACATTGGACCATTTTCACAATCGACGATAGACCCGAACATATATCAGAAGCCATTGTTCGGTTAAATAGTATACAAAACTTATTTGCCATTTATAATATTATATTTGTCAATATACAATCATCATCATTTGACCCAGGGATACGTATCGACACTCAAGTATATATACACACATCACAAACTCATATATAAAGAATGACAAAAGCACCATTCTGCGTCTACAATGCCATCAGCCCAAAGGGCAAGTTTTACGTGGGATATACGAGCTGGACTGCGGAGGAGAGGTTCGAGGCGCATGTAAAGAACAGCAGAAAGAAAGATCGTAAATGCGCTGCCATCGAAGATGCCATCAAACACTATGGCGCTGAGAATATGGTCGTGATAGAGGTGCGGCGATGCCAGACGCAACAAGAGGCGTGCGAATGGGAAGAATTTTATACCAAGTTCTTCAAGACGACTGACAAGAAATATGGCTACAATCTCAAGGAAGGTGGCAAAGGAGGGAAACTCAGTGAGCAGGGTCTCGCCAATCACCGGGAGGCGATGAAGCACCGCGTATTGCCGGATACGACGGGACCAAGAGCAGCGACAGCAGAAGAGATAGAAGATGCCATCGAGAGAGCAAAGGAGGAGCTCGGACCACGTGCGTCCAAACGTGCCATATCCAAGTTTGCTGCAGATATGCTCAATGTATCAGACGGAGTGATTAAAGACCATATGAAACGCATAGGGCAAGAGTATGATGATGGGAGACGGATATCCACAGACGAACAGATTGTTGACGAACTCAACTGGGTGATGTCTATGGACTTTGCGGATATGATGCGCAAAACCCTCATAATGGATATGGTTGGCAACATCTTTGACAGCAGCAGGATTATAGTTCGTAGTTTTTGGAGACGGTATCCTGAGCTAGAGATACAGACAACTTCTTCTGGGTGGACGTTTGAGCACACAGAAGAAGCAAAAAGAGCCATAGGAGCATCAAAACTTGGCAAGAAGAAGGACCCAGAAGAGATAGCAAGGCGTCAAACTACCAAATGGGAGAACACTGTCTCAAAATATGCCTTGCTTGATATTGACATATCAAAGAATACCATATATGTTGTTCTCAAGGAGTATCAAACAGCATATAAAGCTGCCAAATACATAACTCGGAATAACCCTGACTATTACCAAGCCATAAGAAGCGTCATACGAACTTATGTAAAACAGAATAACCTGTAATTTTCTCAAATTTTTATATTTCCGTTTGTAATGGCTCTCCGTGCGTTAGATTTGTTTTCTGGCATAGGAGGCATTACGCACGGGCTCAGGGGTATCGTCACTCCGGTCGCCTACGTGGAAAAAAATGATGACGCCAGAGCTTTCCTGGAGAGGAAGCACCCGGAAGTCCCTGTATTTGACGACGTGTGCACGTTTGACGCCACCCAGTGGAGAGACAAAGTAGACATCATCACGGGAGGGTGGCCTTGCACGGGCTTTTCGACTGCTGGCAAGGGAACCGGTTTCTCGCACGAAGCATCCGGTCTGTTCACAGAGGTGGTCCGCATCGCCAAGGAATGCGAGCCCAAGTTTCTTTTCCTGGAGAACTCGCACACCCTCTCCCGCCCCGAGAACGTGAGTGTGATAGTGAGCGCGTTCGACGAACTTGGCTACGATTGCCGTTGGATTACATGCCGTGCGACGTGCGTGGGCGCGCCTCACCAAAGACACAGATGGTTTTGTCTAGTCAACAAACGGGGTGTGGCAATAGATTTTGAGATTCCAGACGTGGAGAAATTTGACTGGGAAAACAATGAACCTCCCAGGCAAATAGAAACAAATACCAAGGAAAACAAGCTACACATTGGTTTCATGGGAAATGCCGTGGTCCCCGACCAAGTAAGATACGCCATCAAAACCATGTATGCTCTCGACACTGATAATGCAAAGATAACACCGCTTGGAACGAATGGTTTCTCTGTAAATGGTACAGTTATTACATGCGACGTGAAACATCCTACGAGAGAACCCTTGAACATTGTCCTGACTCCGCGAGATAACGAAGCATCCTTTGCCAAGTTGTGCAACCCCTCTAAGGTTCTCACAAAACCAGTTGTCAAGAGGTTTTGGGCAACGCCTGTGTACAGTTGCAAGGACTCGGCAAAATGCCCGAGGACGCTCACAAAACGCGTGTCCAATATGTTGACTGCATGCGTCGGGTTTTCTGAGGAAGGTAATAAAAAATGGTACATGAACGCAAACTGGATACAATGGTTGATGGGGTATCCAGAAAAATATTTGTCTTGTTGATTTCTTTATAAGTGGCTTGTTTATGTTTTCTTACACAAATATAGTGGATATACAAGGCTGTTATATCCACTATCAAATGGATTTACGAGAGTGTCCGTTCTTGTTCATGTTGTTGGTCTCACAATCCTCATACACTTTTTCACACTTATCTAGACATTCGGTATAGTATTCGGTAGAGTTTTTTCCCAGTTTCCTCCCCGTCTTCCATGTCTTCCTCATATTCTCACAGCGTCCCTTGCACTTCTGATACTCACCCTCACATGCATCATCATATGGACTGTTTATAGGACTGGGCGGTGGTGGTGTGGTCGTTTGAACCCACATCGACGGATCCCCGCATTTGGTCAGCCTCACGTACCCTGGAGTGTGCCATCCAGGATTTCTGGATGGATAAAATAGTTCATATTCATTGTATGGGCTGATTTCAGAGATTTCCACATCTCCAGCCACAGCTAGGGTTGAGACCGTCATGGTATACACCCCGGAACATGCAAGTTTGTTGTTTATGTAAAAATTGATCCCTGCCGACACTTTTCCTGTCACCGATTCAGAGAGAATAATTCTGTAATCCCCGTATTCGTCAATTCCGGTTTCGTCAATGTACCCGTTGGTAGTGACAATTTTTGTTGTAATAGTTGAATTCTCAAACAATTCTTTTGGCACTTTAATGATAAAATCATACAATCCAAGACATACACCTTTAAATTTATCACATTGAACCAACTCGCAGTGGCCAGTCCCATACTCATCGCAATATGTACCATGTTCATAAAATGGGTGGTCAAAGCCATGTTTTTGGAGCCAATTTATGTCCCAACATGAGGAGTTACTTTGACACGCAGAAGCAAAAGACAGCGTTGATA